TTAGAATGGTGGTGCCATGGAATCCAAATCTACATGCTGGAAAAATCGTATCTTTTGAGTGGAAAAATAAGAACGGTGGTCTTGTCTATGGTTCAGGTGATTATTTAATTTCATCGCTAACTCATAAAGTATTATTAGGTGGTTTCTCTACGACCACCGTAGACTGTATTACTAACACATTTGGAAATAGTTAAGGAGTTTTAGTATGGCTGGTTATGAAGGCTTTCCCGGTGCAAAATCAGGTATTCAGGTAGCCGTCTCAACTGGTGGTCATCCTGATCATCAACCAGAAGATCATTCAGGAAATCAAAAACTATTCTCACCACTAGAACATAAAGATGGTGATGTTTCTCTAGATGATGTTTGGTTCTCTACACTATCCAAAGGTACCTCAGGATTCTCTCAACAATCGTTCACTGGCGCATTGGATCCAGGCACGCTCGTATATGTTCTAAAAGGACTGGGCGAGGGCGGTGGTATTATTCTTGGTCAGTCTAATGGTATTCTAAAAGGCGGTGCTGGTCAAGGAGGCGGTGGTCAAAGTCTTGGCGCACAGACTGTTAGAGATTTACAACAAACAAAAATTCCAGTTAATGTGCCACCACAGATTGAAGAAAAAGAGGAACGTGGCGTAAAAGTTCGTAAGATTAAAGAGAAAGGCGAAGAGCATTCTCTTTCTATGCTAGAAGGACTGCCAATTCACGGTGCTTTGTTTAACATGACTGGCTTTAAACTGCCAGAAGTAAAGCAGGTACCAACGGCCAAACAGACCAATGACGGCATGATGGACGCTAATATGCTCCAGCAGATGATGGGCCAAGTTATGTCTCTAGGACAGATGTTCCAGGGCATGAAGGGCAAAGCAGGCGGAGGAGCTGGTGGTAATGGTTCGATGGGCAGCAATGCCGTGTCGATTAATCCAGGCATCGCAGAGAATGGCAATACGCATTTTGAGAATGTATTAAGTTCTCTTAGTCCAAATATGTTTCTGGCCATGAACAGTATGGCCAATCTTGTTCAAGGTATGGAAACTACCAACGGCATTACCTTTGTCACTGGTGGTGTAGTTCACGAAGAAACATATTATAGAAATGCTGCCGAATTACTGTCACAGGTTACCACTATTGACGATTTAATGTATGCGCTTCAGAGGCTTCAGTGGGATACATCTCTATTTGGCCAAGAAAATCTGGAGCCACAGACATATACCATTAATACTGCATTTGGTATTGTCACTCAATATGTTGATTATGATGGCGAGATTACTATTGATTATGACGCCAACGTAGCCAATGCCATCGAAGAATGGTCCAATACTGTTAATAATGTCGATAACAGTCCAGGAGTTGGATCAAGTCCACCGCCATCTAGCGGAGGTGGTGGCTCTGGAGGAGGTTCAGGTGGCATAGGTCAGATAGGCCAACTTGGCAGTATGATGAATAATATGTTCGGAAAGTCATCCGGAGTTATGAAAGACATGTTTAAGAGACTTACACCAGAAGGCGAAAAAGAAGCAAAACAAATGCATGAGAAATTAAATACGGATGAAAAGTCTAAAAAGATGTGGGGTATCGTTACAGCAACTACCGAAGGTCAAGATCCACTGGATAAACAACATTATGATAAGCAGACTGGAGGTGCACAATGAGCATAGGAGACGGTAACTTTAGCGTATCTACCTTGGATGAAGGTTCTTCTGGTCCAGAATCTAAAAATCAGAATCCTGGTAAGACTACTCCTAAGAAATATAGTGTTGCAAAAGATCCACGTTCGGAAAAAGGTGCTGGTGAATATCCACATTACTGGTCATATAAGACTAGATCAGGTCATAACTTTGTTATGGACGACTCCAAAGGTAATGAGACCGTCACTATTCAGCATCGCTCTGGTACCGCTATCCAAATGCATCCAGATGGCGCATTACACATCACCGCTCATAACTCGAAATATGAGGTGACATTTGGTGAGAATAGAATGACAATCACAGGAGCACAGGACATCACCGTCAAAGGTGATGCATCTCTCCGTGTCTATGGTGACTATAATGTGACATGTCATAAGGACTATAACCTAACTGTTCTTGGCGATTTTAATATGACTTCAAGAAATCTTAATCGTCATATTCGTGGTAATATGGACACACAGGCCAAGAATAAGAACACCAAGCTGGAAGGCTCTTATTCGAAGATTGCTCATGGTGCTATTACTTCCGTAGCCAAAGGATCACAGACAATCGCTTCACAGGGCGATAAGGTATTCGTCGGTGCTTCTGGTGGCATTCATGGTTCTGTTACTCAAGAAGGTGATATGTCATGGTTTAATGAAAAAGGCGACCATTATGTCCAGAATAAGGACGGTAAGTATGATATGAAGCTAGAACAAGGTGGAAAGAAAGTTTCTATTCTCCATGAAAATGGTAAGACTTCACATAAGTCCGACGAAGAAATCACCACCGAGTCTGCTAATAAGGGTATTACAACTAAAGCCAAGGAAGATATCAGCACCAAGTCCACATCTGGTGGTATTAAAATGAAGGCGGATGCTGGTTCTATCTCTACAGAGGCACAGCAAAACGTCGAAGTAAAGGCTCAACAGAATATCGAAGTTAAGTCACAAGCCGACACACATATTAAGGCCACTGGCACGGCAGCTATCGATGGCTCAACTACTCACGTCGGTGGTATGTCAGGTACCACACACGTTGTTGGTTCTTCTGTTAACGTAGATCCAGGTGCTGGTACGCTTAATCTGGCAGGCGGTGGAGGTATTCCATTTAGTGGTCTTAATCTCCAGATGGCTTTCGACTTTCTTAATGGTAATGATTCGCAGGGTGTTCAACAGAATAAGGCTACTAGAGCCGAACAACCACAGCGTTCCAGTGAACCGGATGAACCGTCGTGGGTATAAGCTAAATAAACAAAATAGGAATTTCTATGAAGCCTTTTATCAACAGACAGCCAGATTATTCAGACTTGGATTTGGATTTCTTTGCACACCCTACCACAAAGGATGTGCAGGTAAAGACTGGTGAAGATGCGATTAAAAGATCAGTTAGAAATTTAATATTCTCGAATTATTATGAGAAACCATTTCGTTCAGAAGTTGGTTCAGACGTTCCCAGACAGCTATTTGAGAACATGACGCCATTCTCCGAGCTGGTCTTACAGAATGCCATCCTCGATGTTCTAAGAAATTTTGAGCCAAGAATTTCCGTCGTGGACATAAGAGTAGAAGCAGATGAAGAAAATAACGGATATAATGTAACATTGTATTATATAATATTAAATAGAAACTTGCCGGCAGCAATATCAATGTTCCTAGAAAGGATTCGCTAAGAGAGATGGCTACAGGAAACAATACTCTACAGATTACAGATTTAGATTTCAATTCCATCAAGAATAATCTAAAGAACTTTCTAAAGAACCAGTCAACCTTCACAGATTACGACTTTGAAGGTTCAGGCATGAATGTCCTACTTGACCTATTGGCATATAATACCTATTACAATTCATATTACATGAATATGATTGCCAATGAATCCTTTCTTGATACTGCCCAGCTAAGACAGAATATTCTATCTCATGCCAAGATCATTAACTATGTGCCGCAGTCCAGACACGGCGCAGATGCCAAGGTCACCATCAATGTCACTCCTTCACTAACGGAAGACAATGTGGTCAGCTTTATTGTCATGGATCGTTATACTCGCTTGCTTGGTCGAGATGTTGATGGAGTTAATTATCCATTCGTCACAGTCAACTCCAATACCGCATATAAAAATGCTGGTTCATTTATATTTCCTAATGTCATCATTAGACAAGGCGAGGTAATGAGCCATCAGTTTAAGATGGACGCCAATAACACATTCAGAAAATTCGAACTTCCATCTGCCAATCTGGATTCCACAACTATCGTGGTTTCTGTATATGAGTCGGCAAATTCTACCAGTTCGGAAGTCTATACACAGTATCAGGACTTGACAGAGGTAAGAGCAAACTCTACTGTTTACTTCTTGGAAGAAAACGACGATCTTAAATATGATATCGTATTTGGTGACAATGTTCTAGGCAAGAGACCGGCAAACGGCAGCATTATCCAGGTAACATATCTCGATACCGTTGGTGTTCTAGGAAATAATATCTCACAATTTGCTTTCGTAGAGCCAGTGGCTGGTCTATTCAGAGATAATATTACTATTGTTGCCTCTGCACCTTCTGCTGGTGGTGCTGATAAGGAAGATATTGAGTTAGTTCGTCGTCGTGCGCCATTGGCATATACCGCACAAAATCGCTGTATTACCACAAACGACTATGAAGCTATTCTAACCAGAGATTATCCAAATATCGAGGCAGTTTCAGTATGGGGTGGCGAGGACAATGATCCTATTGTCTATGGTAAGGTGTATATGTCCATCAAGACTAAAGGATATTATACACTAACACAACTCGAAAAAGAGAACATCAAGGACGAACTAATCAAAAAGCGTAACGCTCTAACGATTGTTCCAGAGATTATTGATCCTGATTTTGTGTTCCTTCTTATTCGTGGCACAGTGTCTTATACTCCTTCCAGAACATCCAAGACGGAAGGACAACTTCAAACCGCTATTCGTGAGGCCATCTATAAATATGCCAACGAAGAACTTTATACATTTAAGTCAACATTTAAGCTGGCAAAACTTCAAGCATATATCGAAGCAGCCGATCCATCTATTAATGCTTCCGATATTAAAATCTTTCTACAGAACAGAAAGAAGCTAAAGAGAAGATTAAACGCCACTTACACAGTCAACTTTAATGCTCCTATCAGAAAGGGTGACTATCTCCAGAAGATATTCACCTATCCAGAAATCAGAGTTTTGGATTCTAATAGTATCGAGCGTGACGTTGTTTTTGAGGAAACACCAGAATCATTTACTGGTATTAGAGAAGTCCAGATCATCAATGCTGGTATCAATTACACCAGCGGAGCAACGATAACTGTCACAGGCGACGGAGCAGGAGCAATATTACAACCTGTCATCGTCAGAGGTAGAGTGGTAAGCGTGGAAGTTATCAATCCTGGCGCAAATTACACCAGAGCATTCGCAACTTTAGTAGACGAAGATGGTTCAGAGGCAGTTCTTTCTGTTAAACTATCTACCAACTTTGGTACTCTAAGATCATATTACTTCAAGGAGAATGGCGAAAAGATTATCGTCAATCCAAACGCTGGTGAAATTGATTACACACTAGGAAAGATAACATTGAACAGTCTTTTCCCAATCAGCGTAATCAACAATCCGTTTTATGATAGAGATGTTTTGACTATCAATGTTGTTCCTAACCAAAATGTTATCGATCCATTGAGAAATCGTATTGTTGCAATCGACACAAATAATGAACAAGCAATTCAGCTAACACTAGTTCCTAAAAGCTAATGACAACAGACGCTAATAATAAAACACATTATCTAGTTCCAAGTCAGCTACCTGGATTTGTTAGAAATGACCATCCACGATTTGTCGAGTTTCTAGAGCTATACTACAAATATCTGGACATGGAAGGTAACGTTGGTTATCTCACCAAAAACTTTTCCAGTTATCTTGACGTTGATATTTTGGAAGAAGATATCAAAGAACACCTTGAAGAAGGTATGGTATCTAACTATGAACAGTGGATTAAGGACAGAAGATACCAAAATTACAGTAAATACTTTCCTGTTGACTCTCTAGGTGACAGAAATCAGATTCTTAAACACATTAAGGACTTTTATCGTGCCGCTGGTACCGAGAAGTCTGTAAACTTTTTGTTGCGTTCTCTATTCAACAAAGAAGCTGATATCTATTATCCAAAAGACAATATTCTTAAAGCATCTGATGGTAAGTGGTTCATTCAAAAGACGCTGAATATTCGTGACGTTGCCGTTAATAATGTCGCCAACATCTCTGCCTATCATCGCTTCGTTAATACCACAATCCGTGGCGCCACATCTAACTCAACCTGTATTGTTGAAAGCGTTAATCAATACTTTGATGCAGGTGTTCTCATTAATGAGTTCACGGTTTCTGGTGTTGAACAGGACTTTATCAACGGCGAACTACTATTCACAACGATTGAAGATGAAGGTGTTCCAAAGTTTTTGTCAGGAAACCTTTTCTCTGGCTCTATCACCTCAGTAACGATTGAGAATCCGGGTTCTGGTTATATTCAAGGTGCGGCTGTTCCTATTGAGAATCCACCAGGATTCGAGGGCATCACCGGTCAGCTTATCATTACTAAGGTTGGTAATCCACAGCTTGATGGTAAAGTTAAAGCAGTTGTTATTGAGGAGCCAGGTTCAGGATTTCGTGTAGGCGATGAAGTTCTATTCACAGGTGGTGGTGGACGTGGTGCTGCTGGTGTTGTTTCCGCAGTTAACGAAGACGAATCTTTCCACGTATCAAATATGGCAATCGTTGGCACACGTATTATCGACGTGGCTAATACACCTATCGGCAACTCAACCAACTCAATTTATGAGGCATATGCCTATCCTGCACAGAGTATTGTAAGTTCCAACACATCTAATCTTACTATTAATGTGGGTGGTGCTCCTGAAAACTTCGTAACGACAATAACTCTAAATCAGTTAGCTGCCAACTCTAACACATATTTTGAGATTAATGACACTATTCAGATTTATGACTCCGCTAATGCGGAAGAAGGCGAAGAAGGTGTTATTATTTCGGAGAGTTCAAATCACACCGTATCATTTGTTCTCCAAAATTCAAATACTGTATTGATTTCTCCTGGTGTATCTGGAGCACAGAATAATCTTTGCTTTATTGTCCACAAGAGAGGCAATGCGTTCCATACTCTAGCCAATACACTAACTTATTGGAACTATGGTCCTACTGGTCCGCTTGTTTCTATCGCCATTACCAACCCTGGTTCTGGTTATATCGAACTGCCATCAGTGGACATCAAGTCGAATACCATCGTTCGTTCTCTAGGTATTCTAGGTCGTATGGAGATTGCTAACGGCGGATTTGGTTATGCCAACGGAGATATTATCTCATTCATCAATCCACCTGGTTCATATGGCTTCGGTGCTAACGCCAAGGTAGACTTTGTTGATGCTAATGGAACAATTCAACAAATATCATTCTATCCACTAGAAGGACATAACGAAGGCGGTCTAGGCTATAATCCACTTGATCTACCTACTGCCGTTGTTATCTCGGCAAATGCTAATGCATATGGTGCTGTTATTAATGTGGCATCTATTTTTGGTGATAATGAAAGAGTTGTCGCCGAATCTAACGTCATCGGTTCAATTGAGACAATTAAGATCATCTCCGGTGGTATTGGTTACGAAGAAGCACCAACACTAAATCTTAAATCACAAGGTGACGGAACTGCCCAGGTATTCTGTAATATCATCACCGGCATCTTTACATATCCTGGACGTTATCTAAACGACGATGGTCAGTTGTCATCATATAACTTCCTACAGGATCGTGACTATTATCAGAACTTCTCTTATGTTATCCGTATTGATGAGTCTATTGAAAAGTATAGAACACCAATCAAGGACATGGTGCATCCTGCTGGTATGAAACTATGGAGCGAATACATCATCGTCAATAATGATCAGGCAAACACTGGTCTTATTAATATTGGTCCAGCATCTTATAGTCCAACCACAAACTCGACAAACGCTGTTCTTTATCTTGATGTTGGTAACACCATCAGTATGGGAACAATTGCCAACACCTACGCTAATATCGGCAACATTGTATATTATAGCAGCAACAGTTGGTTCAATGCCGTTAATACTGCCCAGAGAGCCGTTCTATCCAATGGCGCATACTTCTTGGCATCTGGTGTTTGGATGGACGGCTTTAACGATAACGTCACAGTCCAGCACGCCAACACATATAATGTCGGCAATCTGCTAACAGTTATGACTTGGGTCAATTCTGCCAATAACAGAGGATTTAAGAACTTTGTTTATAAGACAGACAGCGGACAGACGAGAGGCTTTAGATTTGGACAGAACGCCAACACCATCTTTGTCCAGGTATATCCAGATAATGAAGCAAACAACTATCTAGAGATTGGCACATTCCAGAGCAATGGCTGGTATCATATCGGATTCACATTCGATGGCTCCAAGATCCGTGGCTATGTCAATGGCGCATTTACCACAATGACCAGCTTTGGAAATGTTACAACTGGATTTAGCGACTCTGATGGTGATATCTTTATCGGTGGTCAGTTTGGTACAGAGGCCAACTCTTATCGTGGTCAGATTGCCTCGGTTAGAATGTATGATAGAGTTCTAGGCAATAATGAAATTGTGATAGATTACAACACCACACGCAAAAGATTTGCTGTATAAATAGTATTTAAAGAGAGATAAAATGGTATCCAAAATTTCAAAAGATATGCACATTTTTAATGCGAAACAGTTCAAAGAGTCTGTTTCGGAGCCATTTAGTTCTAATGTCTATTTGACAATTGGTCGTGTATCGCCATGGACAAATGATACATCACCTCCTGCTCCTGTCACCTCAGTTTCATCATTCTATGATACATGGAAAGGTTTGATTGGTGGCAAGAGATTGGTCGGTAGTGATATTCGCCACGTTGTTCCAAGATTTAATTGGACAGCAGGAACAGAATATAATCAATATGACCACGAATGGGACTCAAATGATCTAATGAGTCCAACAAATCAGTTTTATGTTGTGACGGACGAGTTCAACGTTTATAAGTGTCTGTCTAACAATAACGGCGGAATCTCAACATCTAAGCCAAGATCGACTACATCGGCCAGCCATTTCCAAACATCCGACAAGTATATTTGGAAGTTTATGTATAATCTGACTGCCGAAGATCAGCAAAGATTTTTGACAGAAAGTTATATGCCTGTCAGAACACTAGACCAGAACGATAACTCTCTCCAGTGGAGAGTTCAAGACGACGCTGTTGCTGGTTCTATTCATCATATTCAAGTAACTAATTCTGGTATGGGCTATACGTCAAATAATATCACTGTTAGGATTACAGGCGACGGACAGTTCGCTAACGCCTATGCGGTTCGAAATACCATTTCTGATACCATTGAATCCATCGTGGTAGATAATAAAGGTTCAGGATATACTTTTGCCAACATTTCATTTATAACTGGAGTTGGTAACGGACAAGCCGCAGCAAAAGCTATGATTTCACCACCAGGTGGACATGGCTCGGATCCTGTTTCGGAACTAGGTGCTTCATATCTCATGATCGATGTTGTCCTTGATGGTACCGAAGATGGCATCATTACTATTAATAACGATTACAGACAAATCGGATTCCTGGAAGATCCTATTCGTTACGGCACAACTAATGTATTTTCTAATCTTGCATTCAGTCAGCTAACCACTGTAACAATGTCGGAGAGTTTTGCCACTACTAACTATTTCGAAGACGAGGTAGTGTATCAGGGAACAAATCTAGCAAATTCTACATTTAGAGCAACAGTTGTGTCATGGGATTTTGCCAACGCAACATTAAAACTATCTAATGTTCAAGGTAATCCTTCCGCTGCATTGCTAGTAGGTAATACATCAACCACATCCAGATATATTGGTTCTGTGTCTCCACCGAACCTACAGACTTATTCTGGAAAAATGCTATATATAGATAACGTAACTTCCATTTCTCGCTCGGAAGATCAAGCCGAAGATTTCAAGATAGTGTTGTCTTTCTAATAAACGATAGGATTTAAGGATAAAAATATGGCCGCTAACACTGACCTTTTTACAGCAAATTCATCAGCACTAGCTACGGATTTCAATGTAACGCCTTACTATGATGATTATGATGCTGCAAAACAGTTCTACAGAATTTTGTTCAAGCCAGGATATTCAGTTCAGGCAAGAGAACTAACACAAATGCAGACGATGATGCAGAGCCAGATCGAAAGATTTGGTAAGCATATCTTCAAAGAAGGCTCTATCGTTATTCCTGGTCAGTTTAATATCGATGTTGGCGCAAACTATGTTAAGATTAAAGACACAGACACATCAAACAATACTATTCTTGCGGCCGAATTTAAAGAGTTAGTTCTTACAAGCGCCAATACTAGTGTTAAGGCTTACGTTCAAGACACAATCGAAGGTGTTGAGTCTTCCTCAAATACAAAAACACTTTATATCAGTTATACTGCGGCTTCATCTTCTAACTCGGCACAGACTGTTTTCACTGCTGGTGAAACTTTAACATCTAATGCTGGTTCTATCAAGGTTGTAGATGTTAGTCCAATCGGTAAAGGTTCACGCTTCACCATTCGTGAAGGTATTCTGTTTGCTAAAGGACACTTTATCTATTTTCCAACACAGTCTATTGTTCTAAGCAGATATTCTCAGAATCCAACATGCCGTGTTGGTTTCTATATTGACGAACAAATTATCAACGCATCCAGAGACTCCTCACTATTGGATCCCGCTCAGGAAGCATCAAACTTTGCTGCACCTGGCGCTGATAGATTGAGACTATTGCCAGAACTTCAGGTTCTTCCTATCGATTCGGCTGACGAAGTTCCTAACTTTGTTGAACTATTCTCCATTCGTGATGGTGTTATCACCGAACGTTATGACCGTTCACAGTATGCCATCATTCAGGACGAAATCGCCAAGAGAACGTATGACGAAAGCGGCGACTATTATGTAAGAGGTCTAGACGTTAGAATCCGTGAAAATCTAAACATCAATAATAATGGTGGTCTAGATGCTAATGGTAACACAACTCTACTATCCATCGGTGTTGAGCCTGGTACTGGATATGTCAAGGGTTACGAGATTAACAAACTAGTCACCGATTATATCAGCGTTCCAAAAGCAAACACATATGCCAATGTCAGCGGACAAGTTGGTACTGTTTCTCTAGGCAGCTACATTTTCGCTAATCAGGTTTCCGGTTCTATCACTCACGATACTGGCGCTCTGGTAAATCTACACAGCGGATACGGAAGAAAACTATCTGGCAAAAGCTGGGCATCATCGACACCAGCATCTCCAGTTATTGGTACAGCAAGAGTCGCTTCTGTAGAATATGACACAGGAACACTAGGAACACCAGACGGTGAAGCACGAATTTATCTAATCGATATTCGTATGCTTGGTTCTAACTCATTCTCACAGGTCAAGGCACTAGACAATTCAGACTTTGGCGCAGACGTTATTACTGATAATAATGATCGTGCGATCCTTTACGACACACTATCAAGTTCTTTGATTTATCCTGTCGGTTCTATGGCTGCCAGAACTATTAGAGATTCGGCTGGCTTCCCTGACATGGTATTCAATTTCAAGAGAACATCTTCTGTCACCATTAACGACGATGGTACATTGACTGTTCCTTTAAACTTCGACGCATTGGAAACATTCCCATACGGAACATCCACACTAACTAATCCAGATAAGAGAGAGATTATTCTAACTCTTGGTGCCTCTGCTAACATTGCGGGTCCTGGTACAGTATCCGGAACTGCGGCATGTAACGCTATTACAGGTATTGGCACAGACTTTACTCGTTTCAATGTTGGCGATAAGATCGAGTTTGCCGGTTCAGGTGTTCCATTCTTTATTAACACAATCTCCGGCGCCACTGCAATGACATTGACAGAGAACCTTCCAGGTGGATTTGTTCTCAGTGCCAATAACTACTTCAAGGCATATAAGGTCGGTGACGTTATTGACTTGACCACCAAAGGATTTGAGAGCGGCGGTTCCAGAATCGTCTCAACAGTTGATACACAAATGTCAATTGATTTGTCCGAGTCATTTACTGCCGATATTCCAAACTCATTGATCACATATCAGGTTGTTAGAAGAACCGCAAAAGAAATCACCAAGGTTCTAAAAGCAAATACCTTTGTTAAGATCCATGTTGGTTCACAGCCAACACCTAGAGGACCATTCAATCTAGGATACTCTGATATTTACAGAATCAAAAAGGTTGTTAAGAAGTCTGGTAGTTATCCAACAAGTCTAACAGATGGCACAGACGTAACCGCACTATTCTCATATGACAGCGGACAGAGAGATACACATTATGACCACGGTTCAATGTCTCCAACAAACATTGATCTTGTGGCGACCGACCATCTTCTTGTTCAGCTAGATTACTTCTTGCCAGACTTTACTACAGGTCGTGGATACTTCTCTATTGACTCGTATCCTATTAACGACAATATTACTTCTGATACCACCATCAGAACAGAAGAAATTCCACTGTTCTCCTCTATTCTAACCGGTATCGGTTACGATCTAAGAGACTGTATTGACTTTAGACCTGTGAAGTTGAATACGGCGGATTATGCCACGACAGTTGGTGCTGCTACTGAAAATCCAGCAGTATCTACAAACTTCAACTATGAAGCAAACGGTATGAGACTACCAGTTCCTGCTTCTCAGTATACTTTCGACTATTCATACTATCTTCCACGTCGAGACGTTATTGGTGTTGACAAGGTCGGTGTTGTATCAGCGGTTCTCGGAACACCTGCGCCACAGCCTATTATTCCAAGCGTGCCAGAAAACATCATGGGTCTAGCAACCATATATGTTGCTCCATATCCATCATTGTCACCACAATACGCTCAACAGGTTGGTCGTGTAAATCTATCTTGTGGCACTTCCAAGATTTCCAATATCCGCTACACCATGCGTGATATCGCCACACTTGATAACCGTATCAACAATGTGGAATATTACACGGCACTAAATCTATTGGAAAAGTCCGCAGTCGATCTCCAAGTATTGGACGCTGATGGTATTCCAAGATTTAAGAACGGATATTTCGTAGACAACTTCACTAATCATGCTCAAGGCGATACATCTAATCCAAACTATAAGATTGTAGTTGACCCACAAGAGAAGGCTATTCGTCCTCTCTATGACATTAGATCATATTACTACAACTATATCTCTGGCACAGGTGTTACAAAGGTTGGCGATCTAGTTATGCTTCCATACACGGAAGTAACTTTGATGGAACAGCCAAGAGCAACCACATTCAGAAACGTTGAACTATCGTCCTATCGTTTCTTGGGCGAAATGTTCCTATATCCAGATACTGACGTTTGGGTTGATACTGATCAGTTGGTTGACCAAGGCGTGTCTATGGGACCAACAGAGTCCGATTTGCCACCTTCACTAAAAACATGGAACGACTGGCAGACTAAACTTGTAGGACAGTCTTCTACTTCATCAACATCATCTTATGTAAGCGGTGTAAGAAGCGGAAGCAGCACCAAGTTTACAACAATGAACGATGGTGGTATTACAGGACCTACCGAGTGGGCTTATCTATCTCAACAGCAAATGACAAATCTATTTGCTGGCGGCGCTGATCGTTCTTCGGGTAGAGCAGTATACACTTCACCAAATCTTTATGGTGGCGCTGCTGGATGGTGTGGTAACAAGTTCCTAAGACAGGGAACAACCACAACTGAAACAACCAGTGCATATACTCTAAATCAGACTGAAACTGATACCACATTTACAACAACAACTGCTACAACTCTAACATATCAGCAGGACAGAACTGGTACAGAAACAATCTACTCTATTGGTTCTGACAGTAAGTCACTTGGTAATCGTGTTGTTAACATCGACTTCCCTGCTTATATCAGACCACAGGCAATTGGTGTTGTCGTAAGAGGTCTAAAGGCATTCGGTCGCTATTATACACTGTTTGACGGCGAGTCAATGAATGAGTTTGTTACACCTCTAACACAGGCACAGCTAACTCAATTCCTAAACAATCAGGCAGTAACAGGTACCATTCCTAACGAAGGAACAGAACTAGTTGCCAACTCTATCGGTGAACTATACTTTGTCTTCCGTATTCCTGCTGGAAGATTCAGAATTGGATCCAGAGAACTCAAGATTACTGACAGTCCAACAGATTCACAAGAAGACGCAACATCATGGGCAAGAAGGGCATTCGTTTCTCAAGGTATCGTCCAGCAGAAACAGAATACCATTCTAACCACAAGATGGATTAACATCTCACAAACCGCACTAAATGATACCAGCACCTGGTCAGATACGGTTTATACATCTTCTTCGTATGTAAAGACTGATACACAGGTTTCACTCGATGTTTCACAGACACAGAGTAAGACCACACAGTATACTTACACCGACTATAGATCGTGTTCTGCATATTCATTTATACCTAAGACACTATCTTCGGAAGAAGGTCTATTCCTAACTTCTGTTGATCTATGGTTCGCACAGAAAGATCCAACACTAGGTGTTTGGTTCGAGATTAGAGAAATGAACTCCGCTGGTGGTATTACCAGAACACAGGTTCCATTCTCCGAAGTCTGGCTAACAACAGCGCAAGTTAACGTAAGCAGCAACGCATCTGTTCCAACAAGAATTACTTTCCCATCACCAGTATTCTTGTATAACGATACACAGTATGCCTTCATCATTCACACCGAAGGACTAAATCCAAACTACGCTATTTGGGTTTCTCGTCTTGGTGAAAAGGATATTGCTACTGGCAATTATGTTAACTCTCGTCCACTAACAGGAACATTCTATACCACAAACAACAATCTTAACTGGTTGCCTGTTGATGGTCTAGACCTCAAGATTAGATTTAACCGTGCATCGTTCACCACTGGCGTTACAGGAACTGCCCTTCTTGGCAATCGTCCAATGGAAAGACTTGTCATTGAGAATCCTACAGGCGAGTTTAATAAGGTAGGTGAAATTGTCACAGGTCCTTCTGGCGCAAGAGGTAAGCTATCTCGCTATAAGTCTTTGACAACTGGAACAACAATCGAGTTAACAGATACCACTGGCACATTTACATCAAATCAAAATGTAGTATGCCAGCAGACAGGTTCTTATGCTAATGTTGCTGCCGTAAAAGACTTTAGATATTCGGTTGTATGTTTTGAACCAGCTTTCATCAAGTTTAATAAGACTCCTATTAAGTTTGAGATGAGAGGAACAGCAAACAACGGAACGATTGGAACATACTTCCCAATCACTGAAAACGATAACTATTACTTCAATACCGAGATGACAGTTCTTCGTCGTACCAACGAAGTGGCTCTAATCAGCGGTGAGCAATCAAATAGAGTAAGAGCAAACTTCTTTACTGCTACTGATTACCTATCACCTATTCTAGACCTTGGAAGAACACACGGTATCTATGTTGATAACCAAATCAACTCTAACACAGTTGGTGAATATTACTCAACTGTTACTTTGACTGTGAACTCCAATACAGAATACTTGACAACTGGTTCATATGCGCTTGCTGAAACATCTGGCGCAAACTCAACAATCATTGCCAAGTCTGCTAATACAATCACAGTTAATATCAGAAATGCGGAATACGCTATCGGTGATAGAATCACATTTGTTAATACAGCTACCCAATATACAACACATATCACTGATTTGGTTGGTAGACATGATCCATATTCTGGTAATCTAGAGAACAAGTATATTTCCAGAATTGTAACTCTTGCTGACGGTCAAGATGCGGAAGACATTCAGGTGTTCCTATCTTCTTACAGACCACCAACAACCGATGTCAAGGTATGGATTCGTATCATGGCAGCCGACGATCAAGACACATTTACTA